TTACTGGAGATGATTCTGTTGTTGGTTTCTTGACAACCGAAGAAGTTAAGGAAATTCTGAACAAGGTTTCTATGTTGTAAACATAAATAGTTGCTGAAATTCAGCAACTATTTGGAGAACATAGGAAATGCCTGCAAACTTTGATACTACAGAAGCACAAGTACCAATTTATGATGAAATCTTTCTCGGTAAAACTGATGATGCAGCAGATCCTGAAACACTTTATGATGGTTATCATTTTTATCTCAGTGATTGGTCAAATATATGTTTGAATATTGCAACTCTTTCTGGAGCAAAACATTATAAGTTCAATGCAGATACTGGACAATATGAAAATATTTTAATTGAAAATATATCCACCATTAATCAATCTATATATGGTGGTGCATCTCCTGCCGATACTTCTTACCAATTAAGAAACGATATTAATGGAAACATAGATGACCCAGTTGTCTATGCATTAAATCCATTAATAGGTCAGTGGATTCCTCTTGTTGAAAAGATCATAGAGTTTAGGGCAAAATTATTATTGTTGATTGAAGAAGTCAACAGAGTTGAACCTATTGTAAATAATTTTGCAAAACTTACTGTATCACAAAATGATCTTACTGCGCTACGAAATAATTTATCACAACGTCAACTTGCCCTTAATGCATCCGCTTTACAATTAATAAGAGAAGAAGAAATACCAGAAGAAGGAGGTAGTGGCGGAGTTGTTTTGTTTAGTGGTGCAGGAGATGGTTCAACATTATCATTCACATTAGATTCTTCACCATCATTACCTCTTTTTGTTAGTGTTGATGGAGTAGCAGAAACTGCTTATTCAACATCTGGAAATGATATTATATTTGATGTTGCACCTGCTATTGGAGCATCAATTTCTGTCATTGGAAGAATAGCACAAGAATATGCATATGGAACTGTTATTAGTGTTAGAAATAATGTTTTTGTTTTGCATCCGAGAGTTAATACTTTTTTAGTTGGTGGTGCAACCAGTGGCGCAGGTGGTTCATTTGACCATCGTGTTACATTCAATTCATATTCTGATTCTCTCTTGGGTGTAGGTGTTGTTCCTCCAGATTCTTCTTTAGGTCTATCTGTTTCTTCTGTAATTGATAATGATTCAGAAGATGCAGATATTACATCATATTCAAATGCAATCAATGACCAGGTTGTTGCTTATGTGAATCAATATATTTCAGACCATAATACATTAAAATCTACAATGCAAAGTATGATTCCAGTAATCAGAAAAGGTGCAACAGCTGTAAGTTATCATGTATCAGATAGTCTTCATCAAATAGTTTATCCAAAATCAACTGGAAATCCATTTTTGGATGATTTATATAATCTCCTTCAAATATATGAAGCAGCATTTCCAAATCAATCATACATGTCTGAAGAAGCAATAAGTTTAAAAGAAAATGATGTAAGAAGAGTTATTGTTCCAACACAATATTCAGAAAAGGTTGTTGGAACAAGAGGTGTGGAATTATTACAACAAGCAAAGACAGCTTTAGAAACAATGGATAGTAATCTTTTAACTGGAATAACAAATATGACTGTTGACCCTGCCAATTCATATTATACAACTTCATCTCCTATTGTTACTAATCTAAATGCATTGAAGGCATTAATCAATGCCTAGTGTAGCAAGAGTTGGAGATCCAACTGCTGTGGCAACATGTCCACCTGACCATGAACCTGCAAAGGATACACAAGTTTGGGTAGGGAGTGCGGTTATTTCTTCGGGTAGTGGTAATGTTTTTGTTAATGGAATATCAACTGCCAGACTAGGTGATTCCATTGATCTTGGTGATCCTAAACATCCAAAGGGTGTGATTGTTGCAGGTAGTGGTAATGTTTTTGCAAATGGCATAGCAGTATCAAGAGTTGGTGACACTACCATTAATGGTGCTGGATGGGTAGCACCCATTTCTGCTGGTAGTGGTAATGTTTTTGCAAACGGGTAATATGTGAATAAATAGTTGTTCATAGACAGGAGTTTTATTTTTATGGACAACTTTTCGTATTTTATGGGACGAGACGGATTCGTCTGGTGGATTGGTGTGGTTGAAGACCGAGACGATCCTGATTTGATTGGAAGAGTTCGTGTTAGATGCCTTGGATATCATACTCATGATTTGGAAGATATTGCAACTGACGACCTTCCTTGGGCCCATGTAATTCTTCCTCCTACTGCTCCATATGGGGCAATGCATAATTTGACACCTGGAATGTGGGTGATGGGTTTTTGGAAAGACCCACAATCTATGCAAGAACCTGTTGTCATTGGAGTTCTTCCAGGATTTCCTTCCAAGGGTGCAGATCCATCAAGAGGATTTTCAGACCCATATTCTGAAAGCACTTCTGATTCACAAAATTCAAAATATAAAATTAAACCTGATTATGGTCCATACCCTGTTCGTACTGAAGAACAGGACACTTCTCGCTTGGCAAGAGGAAAAACAGAACCTCATGAGGAGATTGCCGAACGTGATGGATTGGCAACATCAGGCGTGCCGACTGCATTAAGTCAACCAATCGTAAAAGTTGGCGAGGATCCTGCCAGTAAAGATTTTACTGGAGACTATTATGATGCAGTTAATGAAGCTTCAAGCACTTCATGGAATGAACCAAAGACTACAGATTTATCTTTGAAAGGACAAGATAAAGAGAACAAATATTATACAGAAAATGTTGAAATAAAAAAATCTGTAACAGGAAAAAATCCAGAGACATTAGAAGATAGAACACCTTCTATTCCAAGAAGAAATACTGAATATCCATACAATCGTGTATATGAATCCGAATCAGGACATATTGTTGAAATAGATGATACACCATATGCTGAACGAATGTATAGAAAACATCGTACAGGAACTTTTCAAGAATGGGATGCTGATGGTAATGCTGTTACAAGAATAATAGGAAACAACTATACAATTGTTTGTGGAACCGATTTTGTAAATGTCAAAGGAGATGTGAATCTCACTATTGATTCAAATTGTAAAACTTACATTAAAGGTGACTGGGATATTCAAGTTGATGGAAATAAAACCGAAACTGTAAAAGGAAATGTTATTGAAACTTACACATCAACAGCAGACTTCACTCATGAGACAATTGTAACAGGAACAAGAACGGAAACAGTTTCCGAAAAGGTAACCGAAAATTATAAGAAAGAAAAGTCAGAAGAAGTTGGTGGGAATCTTACTGAAAATTATAAATCAAATCAAAATACAAAAGTTGGTTCAGTTAGAAAATTGCAATCAGGATCAGAAATTGATATGGATGCTGGAGTAATTAATCTGAATTAATAGGAGCTATATGGTAAAGGTAAGAAGAAAAAGAAGAAAAACATATATTGTAATTTTTCAAGATTTAGAAAATGAACAAAGATTTGGAGGATTGTTGCCTGCATATAAATTTGAGAATGCTGAATTTATGGCATCATGTTTAAACGGAATGATTATTGGAGAATTAGATATTGATGGTTCAGAAATGTATTATAAAGATAAAATAGAACAATTGAATCATTATACTTATAACGATACATGGTTGACTTAGTAATAAATATTAAAAAGGTTTAATAAAATGTCAACAGTAGTTTCAGGATCAAATCCATATATTGATGCTTCTTCAACTAATGAATCAGATAGAAGCGCACAAATATTTAAGGATTTAAATTTAAATTTTATCATACATCCATTAAGAAAAGATGTTTCTCAATTGACTGATGTAGAAGCAATCAAAAGAAGTATGAGAAATTTAATCTATATTAATGTAGAAGGAAAGTATGAAAAACCATTTCATCCAGAAATAGGGACTGGTATTCGTGATTCTCTTTTTGAGATTAATGATCCTTTTGCTAGAACAACTATTGAAAATAAGGTTAGATATACCATTGATAATTTTGAACCAAGAGTTGATTTGGTGAATGTTACTGTTGATACTGATTCTAATGAAAATGAAATAAAAATAAATTTAGAATTTTATATCAAAAATGTACCAACAGATTTAATAGAGTATGAAACAATACTAAAAAGAGTAAGATAAAATGGCAGAGAATCCACAAAGACTTCGAGTTACAGAATTAGATTTTGATAATATTAAAGATAATTTAAAAGCATATTTAAAAAATCAAGATGTTTTCACAGACTATAATTTTGAAGGATCTGGATTAAACATTTTGTTGGACACTCTTGCATACAATACACATTATTTGGCATACAATCTTAGCATGGCAATGAATGAATCATTTTTAGATAGTGCAATGCTTAGGTCATCAGTTGTATCTCAAGCAAAAACTATTGGGTATGTTCCAAGGTCTATTCGTTCAGCTGTTGCAACAGTAAATGTCATAATAAATGATCCAACATTAATTCAAGCAACCTTAGAAAAAGGTACTGCATTTAGAACAAGTATAGATGGTGCATCCTATTCTTTTATTAACATTTCTGATTATTCTTCTTCTAGAGAGAATGGTATTTTACAATTTTTGAATGTTCCAATTTATGAAGGTACATATGTAACAACTCAATATACAGTTGATTATACAAACCTCACACAAAGATATTTGATACCAGCAAATACTGATACAACTACAATTAGTGTTTCTATTCAAAATTCAAGTTCTGATACTGAACAAAGAAGTTATAGTTTTTCAGAAGATATTTCTGAATTGACAGATTTGAGCGAAAAATATTTTTTACAAGAAGTTGAAAATGGTCAATTTGAAATATATTTTGGTGATGGAGTTCTTGGTAAAAAATTGGTAAATGGAAACATTGTAATTATAAAGGGTGTGGTCACGAATGGATTAAATGGTAACAATGCAAATTCTTTTACAATTCAAGGTAATGTTTCAGGAGCATCTAATTTAACAGTAAGAACTGTTGCTGCTGCTACTGGAGGTGATGTTGCTGAATCAATTGAATCCATAAAGTTTTTTGCACCATTAGGTTATTCAGCTCAAAATCGTGCAGTTACCGCATACGATTATAAAGCATTAATTCCTAAAGTTTATCCGAATGCACAATCAGTTCAAGTATGGGGAGGAGAAGAAAATGACCCTCCAAGATATGGAGCAATTTATATTGCTGTTAAACCATATAGTGGTATTTCATTGACAGAAACACAAAAACAAGTAATTGTTGATAGAATAAAAAAGTATTCTATTCTATCAACAACTCCTATTATTGTTAATCCGGAAATAGTTTCAGTTCTATTAAATGTTACGTTTAGGTATAATGAAAATCTTACAAACACAACTGTATCAGAACTAAACTCTATGGTGACTAAAAATATTTTAGATTATGGATTGAATGATTTGGAAAGATTTAATAGAATGTTCAGGCATTCTGAATTGACAAAGATTATTGATAATACTCATACTTCTATTTTATCCAGTATTGTTAGAATGAATATATCAGCATCTTTTATTCCTTTCATCAATACAAGTCAGCAATATATTATCAATTTTCGTAATGCTTTGTATCATCCACATACAGGTCATGAGCCTATTATAAAAACAACTTCTTTTAAAATTTCCGGATCAGATTTAGACCATTATTTAAATGATGATGGAAACGGTAATATTAGACTCTATAATCAAGTTGGCACAACAATTACATATGTGAATAATTTAATTGGAACTATAGAATATTCTACTGGAAAGATAACATTGAATAATCTTAATGTTACTTCTGTAGGAAATAATGACGGTACAATAAGAATTTTTACAATTCCAAGTTCTTATGATATTATTCCTGTAAAGCAACAAATTGTGACAGTTGATATTGCAAATCTTACTGTAACAGGATTAACAGATAATTTTGAAAAGAGCACTGCTCAGAGATCACAAATAGGATTATTTAGTTTGTTTAATATTGTTGAAGGTGATAAATTTATTAACATAGATAAGAACTTAAAAGATATAGTTAATGTGAATGCTTCATTTACCACATTAAGTAATAGTGGTGGATCGTATTATTAATCTAGGAAGTTAGATGCAAAATAAAAAAGAATTTTTAGAAAAAATATCGCCTATTTTAAAATTTCAACTTCCTGATTTTATTCAAGTTGACCATCCAATATATGTTGAATTTTTAAAAACATATTTTGAATATCTTGAATCTGCACAGTTATATGTAGAGGGTAAAAATCATTTTCTTAATCAAGAAACTAATACTGTAGCATTTATTCTTGATGAACAAGATCATAAAATAATACTAGAAACATCTTCATCAGTTTTTTTAAAAAATGAAACGATAATAGGGCAAACTTCAAATGCTTCTGCTAAAATTATTTTAAGTGATATTGATGATTCTAACAAACTTCATATTTCTTCCAATCAGGCATTTTTAGTTGGTGAAGTAGTTGTTGGACAAACATCAGGTGCCACAGCTGTAATCACATCTTATCTTTCCAATCCTGTTCAGAATATTCAACAATTTTTATCATACACTGATATTGATCATACCTTAGATCAACTTGTAAATAGATTTCGTGATTTATTGTTAGAATCTTTTCCTGTTCAACTTGCTGATAATCTTGAACGGAAAACATTAATAAAAAATGTTCGGGATTTATATAATGTCAAAGGTACTGCTGAAGCGCATCAGATATTCTTTAGATCAGTGTTTGATGAACCATCAGAAATATTCTATCCAAGTGAAAGAATGTTACGAGCATCTGATGGCCAATGGTCAACAGATACTATTATGCGTGTGGTGGAAAATGATAATTCTGTATTTACAAATCTTGTTGGTCAAAAAATATACACATTGAATTCTGTTGGTGAAATTCAATCTAGCGCAATCATTTCCAATGTTATTAGATTCAGAGAAAAAGATTATGTAATTTCAGAATTGACATTAGATAGAGAATCTATTGTAGGAACATTTACTGCTGAAGAAACAATTTTTGGAATTGATCCTACAATAGATTTGCAAATTAGTGCGGTCGTTAAAAATATTGTTACTAATATTGAAATAACCGATCCAGGATTTTATTATTCTGAGAATGATATTGTTACGGTAGAAAAAATTGGAAATGAAACTTCTGCTGCTTTAATAAAAGATGTTGGTACTGGAATTGTTGATGAAATTTTAATACTTGATGGGGGGCAAGGATATAGAGTAAATGAGAGAGTAATTTTTGATAATTTAAATACAAATGGTGTAGGCGCAGAAGGTACAATTGCAATTGTTGGTGGCTCTTTTCTTTTAGAAGATGCTACGGAGACAGACCTTGATAGTACAGATTATTCTCTTCTTTTAGATAATAATGGTGATTTTATTCTTTTTGAAGACGGTGATTTTATAAAATTAGAATTGCCGAGAAATCAAAACAATAAGATTTTATCAGAAACAGCAGATGAAATAGTCATTGAAAACGAAAGAGCAGATGGTACAACAGGTGGTACATTTGTAGATATTGCTAATTATGATCCTATCACAGCTGGTGCATCGCATCCGCATTTTGATGCGATGGGTTATTGGTCAGTTGATATTGCTAATGAATCATATGAAATAAGAAAAATAAAATTATCCAATAATGGTATTGGTTATAAGTTTTTGCCAACTGCTTCTGTTCCTGCTACACTTTCAGATGGTTCATTTAATTCTAATGGAACAGATGCTGTTTTAATACCTTTATCTACATCAAGTCCTGGAGTTGGTAATGTAAGAAATATTCAAATCACTAATTTTGGATTGGAATATAATCTTATTCCAGAGGTAGTTTTACAAAGAAATATTATTGTTAAAGGTGTACAAGGAACATTTTTAAATGGTGATGAATTAACAAGTCATGTTGGAACAGTAATAAGTTATGATTCAACATACAGCATGTTGAAGATAAGAACCAGTCAAGATTTTTCTCCAGGCGATAAAATTGTTTCTGTTACTGGATCTGTTGCATTTGTACATTTTTCACATCCAGCAACAATTCGTGCAAATGTTGGTAGTATCGCACAGACATCTGGAAAATATATTTCTGATAGAAGTAAAATATCTAATTCAACTATTAGGTTACAAGATAGCAATTATTATCAAGATTTTTCATATGTTGTAAAAGTAGCAAGATCAATTAATGATTGGAGAAATGCTGTAAAAAGATCAATTCATCCTGCTGGATGGAATTTGTTTGGTGAAGTTGTTATTGCTGATTTTGTTTCTGCATCAATTACAAGAATTACAAATAAGTTTTTGGCTGGTTTGCCAAGCACAGAATTTTCACCTATTATATTTGGTGTTTTATTTGGTAGAAGACTTGGTACAATTTATCAAGGTGAAGTCAGAGAAAATCCACAAAGGTCTGTAGTTTCAATAGATGATCTAAGAAAAGAAAGTATTCTTCTAGAAGATAATGGAAGAATCATTTTAGAAAATGAAACTGGATTTATTAGAAATGAGAAGAAGTTTAGGGAAGTTACATTAAGCAGTAGTGTAACAGTAAGAGCAAGAGATAATAGACCTGCAATTGCCAAGAAATATGGTCATTTATCTAATCTACCAATTTATGCTTTTGTCACACCAAGAATGGATAGTGATGAAGTTGCATCAAATTGGTATGGTATCAATAGAACAAAATCAATAACTGAATTAAATAAACACATTGTTGATGGTGAATATTATACAATTGGTCAATTTTCAAGTGTAAAGATTAATGAAGTTTCTGATACAGGATATCTTCTTTTTGATGAAGGACTGAGTGGTGATGGTGATAAAATTATTTTGGAAGATGGAACAGGTTATCTTAAAAATGAATTTATACATATTCCAGCAACAGCATATTCTAAGAATATAAATGTTCCTCCACCAGCTGAAGTTATACTTTCCAATGCACCAAGAGAAGCATTAATTGATGCATATTCTGAAAATGAAGAGAATCAAGATTTCTGGACTGCAAAATTTAGTGAGATAGGAATTACATGGGATCGTACGGACTTTACATTTGATGATGGTGTGCTTACCAGCATAACAGTAAATCTTACATCATCAGTTGTCAAGTCAGGATTCACCAGAGGAATTTCTCTTGCCAATCTTCCAATCTATGCATTTGTGACTCCTAGAATGGATACAGATGATGTTGCATCAAATTGGTATGGTATTAATAGAACTATTTCTGATCCGAATGTGGTTGATGGTGAATATTACACAATAGGTCAGTTTGGCAGATTTAAGATTAATGAAGTTGCAGTACCAGCAAATGTATTGCAAGAAAATAATGACTTGATTAATTTGGAAAGAGGTAGTCAAGATTTGTCAGATTCTTTTGAAACTAATATAAATACTTTTGATTCCGATTTAACATTTGATTCTGGAACTGAATATGTTGGAAAAGAAGATTATAAGATTCCAGAAAAAGCATATAGAAAAATTGTCAATGTTCCACCACCTGGTGAAATAGTATTGAAAACATCATAAAAAATTATATAAATATTTTAAAAGACATTTAGGAGAAAATAATGTCATATCAACCTATCGGCAGAGGTGCGACTGCTAATGATGGCACTGGTGATGATCTGAGAACTGGTGCACAGAAAATAAATGAAAACTTTGTAGAAATTTATACTGTTCTTGGTAATGGTACAGATTTAACTTCCGATACTGTTGTTTTGGCAGCAACAAATCAAACTCTTACAAATAAAACGATTGACACTGTAAATAACTCTGTAAGAATTGATTTGTCTGAATTGACAAGTTTTACAGGAACTTTAACTGAATTTAATAATGCATTGTCAGATGACAATTTTGTTTCTCTTTCTGGTTCCGAAACTCTCACGAACAAAACTATTACTGCAATTGACAACACACTTACGGTTTCCATAAATGATTTGTCTGATGTAATGACAAACGGCACGATGAATGCAATTGATCATGATCCATCTGATGGTCAAGTATTGTCATGGAATGAATCAATGGCGCACTGGATGCCTACCACATTGAATTTAGGTGCTCAAGAAATTAATGATTTGTCTGATGTAATGACTTCTGGCACAATGAATGCGATTGATCATACCCCAACTGATGGTCAAATTTTGACATGGGATTCTTCTATGAATCATTGGATGCCGAAAACTGCATCAGCAGGATTATTGAATATATCAGAAGATTCAGATCCAGAATTAGGTGGTGATTTAAATGTTGGAACTCATAGCATAATTAGTTCAGCAAATAATGATATTTCTATTCAACCTGGAACTGGCGGTGAAGTAGATTTTGGTTCTAATATTATTAAATTCTCAAACATGGTGAGCCAAGAATCTGATTTGTCAAATTATGATCCTTCTACTTATCATGGAATGTTGATTCATGTACATTCCACTGGTGCGATATATTATGCTCACAATGGTGCATGGAATAAATTGCTTACTGATGTTAGTAATGGTCCAGTTTTGAACTATGAAGCACCAACTGCAACCATGATTTTTACCACTAATGCTGCGAATGGAACATCTTATAGATTTTCTGGACCTGGAATTTTATCAACAACAGATAATCCTAGTTTTGTAGTGTATCGTGGATTTACTTATATTTGGGATAATTCATCTTTTGATGATGGTTTGGGTGGGGGACATCCTTTTGTAATAAAATTCTCAACATTGGGTACTGTTTATACAGAAGGAGTATCTTCACCTTCTACTGGTGTAACAAAATTTGTTGTTCCAATGTCACCACCAAATGCAGATGTTAATTTAGTTTATGAAAGTTCAAATGCATCAGCAATGTCTGGTAGCATAACTATTGTATAAAAAAATAAAGGCACTTTAAAATGGCAGCAATAATTACTGAAAAATTTAGATTACATAATGCAAAGCAATTTTTTGAATCTTTTAATGAAACTGGAGATAATACAAGTTCATCTTTAGATTCTACATATTACTTTTTTATTGGAAAAAGTTCATCTTTCATTGATGCAGACAATTATGGTGTGGAAAATTCGGTGAGTGATAATGTACCACCTGTTCCGCATGATGATGTTGCTTCTGAATCTTACACATGGGATTCAATGATAGCTGCAAAAAGAATTACTTCCTCTGATGTTACATATGCTATTCCAAGAAGAAATTGGACAAATGATACAATGTATGATATGTATGAGCATGATATTAGACCTGCTGCTGGAGTAGATACTGTTGGAAATTTAACATCAACTGGTGTTGATTCTCTTTGGTTTTCTAATTATTACTTTATGACATCAGAATATAAAGTTTATAAGATTTTAGAAAATACTGGAACCAATAGTGATTTTAAATATCTTGGTACTGAACCTACATCTACATCATACCTTCCATTTTTTTCTGATGGCGGTTATTTATTGAAATACATGTATACTCTTTCTGTAGAACAAATTGATAAATTTTTAACATCTGATTTTATTCCTGTCAAAACAGATTCGGATGTTTCTGCTCAAGCAGTAGATGGAAGAATTCATGTTGTTCGTGTAACAGGAGGAACTGGTTATACTGATGGAACATATTATACATCAATCAAAGGTGATGGTAATGGTGCAGTTGTTAAGTTATTTGTTTCTGGTGGAACTATTCAGCCATTTGGTAGTGGTTCTACTAAAACAGAAGTATTGGACAGTGGTACTACGGTTTTAAATACTACGAGTGATGGTAGCACTTTAGGTTATACTTTATCATCATCAGTAACAAGTACAGATTTTGTACAAGTTGTTGTCAATTCATTAAATATAGATTCATCTCAATATACTATTAATGGTACATCTTTAACATTTACTACTGCACCAGCAGTTGGCGAAACAATTGTTGTCACTCTTGGAAATAATGTTGGTTATACTTATGGCTATATTGATTTGACTGATGTATATTCCGATTCTTCTTTAACAACTCCTGCTAATATTGATCAATCTAATACTGGTGATGGCGGAAATGTTGATGCAGTTATTTCACCAAGAGGCGGACACGGATATGATGCAGTGGCTGAATTGGGTGGTCATTTTGTAATGATGAATGTTAAAATGACACAATCAGAGGGTGATGATTTTACAATTGCAAATGATTTTAGACAATTGGGTATTGTTGTTGATCCTTATAATTGGGGAACAACAACTGCTGCAACTGAATCAACAAGAAGACAATCCTTTGCTATAAAATTTGGTGCTGCGCCAACTACTGATTTTATCATTGATGAAAAACTCACACAATCAGTTACTGGAGCAATAGGAAAAGTTGTTGATTGGGACTCTACAAATAATATTTTATATTACACACAAGAGCGGCATCCGAATTATGGAATAGATGCTAATAACAATTATGTAGCATTTAGTGGTGCAAATTTGATTACAGGATCAGTTTCAAATGCATTTGAAACACCATCAGTAACAGCAACAGAAACTATCACACTTCCTGGAGGTAATGATATTATCTTCACTGCTGGTTATTGTTCTCCGGAGTTGGAACCAGATTCAGGAAGTATAATTTATTTTGAAAATAGAAGACCTATTTCAAGAGCAGCTGATCAGACTGAAGATATAAAAATCACAATTGAATTTTGATGAATAAATATATCTATAATTTTATTAAGGTTAGATAACTAATGGCAGAAGTTAATTTTAATGTAATACCATATAATGATGATTTTGATCCAGATAAGAAGTTTTACAGGGTTTTATTCAGACCTTCTTATGCGGTTCAAGCAAGAGAGTTGACGCAAATTCAGAGCATACTTCAAAATCAAGTTAGAAGTATGGGTGAACATATCTTTAAAGATGGTTCGATGGTTATTCCTGGAACACTTACCATTAATAAAGAATATGAGTATGTGAGATTACAAAGTTATTCAACAAGTTCTATTGAAGATTTAATCGGAACCAATGTAACAGGTTCCGACACAGGTATTCAAGCATTGATTATTAATGGTGTTGAAGCAGAAGATTCTGACCCAGCTACTATATTTGTTAGATATGAAACTCAATCTGATGATTTAGATTCTAATAATTTGTATATAAAAAGATTTAATCCTAATGAAACTCTTTCGGGAACTACATCAGGTGGAGTGGCAATCACTTGTCAAGTAGAAGAAACCCATTTAAATGAATTTATTCCAGTTGCTAATCAAGGTTCAAGTGTTCATGTTGATGAAGGAGTTTATTTTATAAATGGTTATTTCGTTAAAAATTCCGAACAAACACTA